CTACGCAACAAGTTTTAATCTTGGTTCATTTTGCGAATGTTCCGTAAATGTACCGTAAATTTCAACCTTGTTTGCGTGTTCCAGCAGGTGATCTGCATTTAAATGGGCGTATTTTTTAACCATTTCTAAGGTTTCCCAACCGCCTAATTCTTTTAATGTAAAAAGTGGCGTTCCCGCTTGAACGTGCCAGCTCGCCCAAGTGTGGCGGAGGTCGTGAAAGTGGAAATCAGTCAGTAAGCATTTTTTTGTAGCCAAATTAAATGCTTTTCGGTTAATATCCTGTAAAGGATTACCGTTCCTGCCCACAAATACATATTTAGAATGACGGTGGCGGATAGATTCAAGCAGTTTAATCGCTTCTTGATTCAGTAATAGTGATCGTGCCTTACCTGATTTTGCGACATCATTAGACACGATTGCTACCTTCCTTACAAAATCTATCTTATCCCAAGTCATTGTTAAAATTTCGGTACGTCTTGCCCCAGTCATCAAGGCAAACAAGCAGATAGATTTCATCCAGTCTGAGCTTAATTTGTCTATGAGTTGTTTTGCTTGTTCTTTAGTGATCCAACGTACACGAATTGGCGGTTCTTTCTTTTTCGGTATATGCGGGACAGCATCTAACATACCGAGTTTATGAGCAATATTTAATACTCTCGATAAAGATTTAACGTACTTATTCTGCGTACTATGAGAGAGTGGCTGTTTAGTCTTCGCATGCTTTTTCGGAATATTTAAGATAATTTCTTGAGCTGTTAAAGAACTAAGTTCTCTACCGGCGAATTTAGATAACCAATATTTAGCATGTCGCTTTTTAGTGGATTTATCCTTTAATTCTTCAGCGGAACGAACATAATGTAACAAAGCATCTTCAAAGATATATTTTCTCTTCTCTTCGAGTTTATCTTCTGCCCACATTTCTTGCTTGAGTTTATCGTGATATTGTTGTGCTTCACGTTTTACAAGCGTGCGAGTGCTTCTCTTAATTCTCTTGCCGTTTGGGGTTGTGATATCAACCCACCACGGGCCGTTTTCTTTTCTTCTGTAGATCGACATTTTCTTTTCTCCTCGACCGACAGAGATACCCCACGGCCATTATTCGCTTGTTTTTTTACTAGGTCAAGATCGGTTCGCTTAACTCGCCAAACTTTAGATCCTTCCATTTTGAAAAATCCCCAATCGGCTAAATGTTGGCGGACTGTATTTGGGTGGCAATTTAATTCTTTGGCCACTTGGTTAATTGTGAGATGTTCCATTCATTACTTCCTCCAGATAATAAAAAAACCGCTTGAGTTACAAGCGGTCAATTTTGTTAAAAAAATTGCAATTAATTTTGTGTAGAACAAGGTTTGCCATCGCAGTCGTTGCGTAACTCTAAGTGGTCGGCGACTATCACGAAAGCGGTTAAAAATAGAATAATTTTTGCGTATTTCATCGTCTAATCCTCAAAATTTGGGTGCAGAAATCCGCCGCACGGTTTGGGAAGTGCGGTCGGTTTTGGGCTATGTTTTAGCTTGTGGCTAATTCAGCTTTTAGCGTGAAACTTTCATTGAGTTTTTGAAACGGACGGCTCTCGAACTCAATCCCTTGAGTTATGCGGTGAATAAGTTTGCCGATACGTTTTAAGTGCATACCGTATTCGTGGTGCATTGAATAAGCCTGAGGATATAAATTCGAGCCGAGTACTTGAAGTGCCGGTTTAAGGTTTCCGATAAACTCGCACATTTGGTTTGCCTCAAACCAACACCAAGCAATATCTTCAAGTTCAGATTTGGTGAATTCTCGTTGGTATTTCTTTTCAGGCAATGCAAGCGGTAGATTTTGCTGAGAATTTTGCGAATTTTCCAACTTGTCTAAAAACGCTCGCAGAACGACTAAATGGAACTGTGGCGAAATCCACGCGGCGTAGGCTATCACAAGTTCTTTACATGCGTAGGTGCTTGGATTTGTACCGCCTCGAACGGTTTTAACAGCCAAAGTACAGATCTGTACTTTGTCATTTTCAATTTCTGAAATAAGATCTTTGGTTTGATCTAAACGCAAAAATAAAACAGGCTTATGCTTTTCATTTCCGCCACTAGCTTTATGCAGATCAGTTAAAGAGTAAAGGTTGTCAATTTGACGAATTGAATTTGATAAGATTTGTAGATTTGACATTTTTATGCCCCTAGAAGTTTTGTTAATGTATCGTCCAACTTTTGTAGGGTTGGACGGGCTTCAACAACCGCTTCTAGACGGCGGAGCTTATTTCCCGAAGGTATTGTATTAGGCTCTCTCGACCCGTCCGCAGAAAACCACAGATCTGTGGTTTTAGGGATTTAGCAAATTTTAGGCATAAAAAAACCGCTATGCTGTCGGGTGCGGATAGCCGCTAGAAGAATTGTTGTGCGGTTATCTTAGCCGATGGTAGCGGTTTTTGTCAATTAGATTTTATTCATTGAACTGTTAAGTTTAAGAATTTTATAAATTACAGGCTCATCTTCGATATATTCCACTAAAACATCAACTAAAAAGATTTTATGGTAAGGATATTCTTCATTGATAATCATCGTGTCTTTTAGTGATTTATCTTCAAAGCGTACTCTTACCGGCTTGGATGATATGGCAGGAATGATCGCTCTGTCGTGGGCTTTGCTTTGTGCGTCTGCGGTGGATGACCAATAGAGTGTGGTGTTTCGTAAGGTATTTTCTTCTCTCTCTTTGAGGAGTTTCAATTCTCTGTTCATATTGTTTTGAGCTAGTCCAGCCATTGCATTATCGGCGTGTAAATGGATATGGACATCGCCTTGATTATTCGATACTTGCAGATTGAATTGTGCTTTTGGATCGATAGCTATTGGCTCTAAAATGTTACTGGCATTTTTTAGCATTGCCGGTGTGAGTCGTTCGGGCTTTTCGCCTTTATTCATTGCCCAGTCTAAAATCATTTTGAGATGTCCTCCAAATTCGAGAATGGCATTACCTTGTTCAATCAATGGGTAGGTACTTGAAACCAGTGCGGCGAGTTCAACAAGAAAACAACCTTGTGTGATTTTTTCGACATAAATATGCTGTTCGCACGGCTCAATTTCAATTTTGTTATCTTGGATAAATTGGCGGTATTCGGCAGCAATTCCTTCCATACTTTGGCAAAAGGTGGAGAGTTGTAGCGGTTCACTATTATCAATTTCGATGAGTAATTTCATATTTTTGTCTATTGTGTACTGTGTTTCCGCAACCATATTTCACCTCAAATTTAAGATACAAAAAAAGCCGTTGGTGGACGGCTTGGAATTGAGGGCATATTAGCCTGAATTTGGGGCGGTTGTCAAATCATTGCCGTAATAATTTTTGTTGCAACAGTTTTGATTACATCAAAGCTCAAATCTAGGCTTTTACTTTGGACAGTGGATTTTACTTTATTCCATACGCTGTCATTGCGGATTTTGTCTAAAAATTCGTGTCCTTGCCAAGTCAAGCTAGTTGCAGAAAAATCTTCCTCTTCCAAAGAAGAAATATCTATTGCCTCAATCAGCCCAGCATTATTTAGTAATTTGTAATGATAGGCAACCGTTTTTGCATCATAGCCCTTAATATCAGTAGATTCTAGCCAACTGGTGCTGTCTGCTTTTTCTTCCAGTTTGAGTAGTATTTTACGGATTAAATCCCAGTTGCGTTTCATATTACTCTCCAAATTTTATATATAAAAAAAGCCACTAATAAATTGTGGCTTACTGACTTTCTGTTGAAAGTGGGGATATATTACGCTGAATTTGGCGGTGGTGTCAAATAAAAAAGCCTCAACAATATGAGGCTTATTCTTCGTTAATATGTCTATTGGCGTAATTGGTAAGAGAACTAGATAGAATTGCAGTAACAACGAAAGTTCGAATCTGCTCTAGCTGAGTTTGGTTTAGAAAATGCAAACATTCAGGAGAAAGCATATGGTATAAATAAAAAACACCACTCAACAAAACAGCTACAACAACTCCCCATAATCCAATTAATGCCACAATATTAACGTGGTTTTTAAATGTTTGATCTCGAGAATGTTCGTTCTTTTTTGCTGAACGTTTTAATTCTTCTTCAAACTCATTGTCTGGTTCATTATTTGTTATTGGTGTAGTGTTACGAATAACCTCGGATTCAAATGGCTCCATTTATCATCTCCGTATCAGAGATTACTGTTCCTAATGTATTCATTGCCCAAGCACCTTTTGCATTATGTGTCATATCAGATAACTGCCAACCTCCATATTCCCCATACGTAGCAATGATACGATCAAGAAATTGATTATCAGCCATAGATAATTGAGGTGGCACTGGTGTTCCAAAAGCATTCTTAGCAGGACTTTCAATGATACGCCCACCATTTGCTGAAAACTCATAATATACAGATTGAATAACTGGTCCATGTCGCCAACGGACAAACTCATCATTTATGAGCCGGCAATTATAAAGCCGTAAATACCAAGATTGTGCAAAAAACATTAGTTTCTGCAATTTCATTGGTGTTAAAGCGGGAATACTCCCCTCTTGTGCTTTCTGAATAAAAGCATTTGCGACCTGCATTGCTGAATAAGCCATACAAACCTCCTTAAATAAACAGTTTAAGGTAGAAAAATAGCCCGGGTAATGAAATATTTACACAGGCTGTCAAAGATCAATTTACAATTTATTATATTGTGCCACAAAGTTAAATATCAAGAAATACTGTATATTTAAAAAGTCAAGAAAAAGTGATTAATTTTTCGTAGTTCTTTTACCTGTTAAAGCCTCCAACACCGCCACCGCCTGTTCCTTCTCCTCAAATTCCAAATCCAGTCGCCAAACAGAGCTTTTATTAAGATGTGATTCTGGGTAAATACTATTGGTTAAGGGCTTAGGTAATGATTTTGCGTTTATTGGAATGTAAAGCTCACCGCCTAAGGTTGCATATCCGGCAATATCTTGCCAGTTATCTTGGTGATTGGCTCCGTTATTTAGGATTCTTGCCAGTTTAAGTAACACCATTTCTACCACGGTTTGCTTTTGCCAAGTGAGCTTTTCTGCGTGTTGGTCGCTAACTTTGCGTAAACCGCCATAAATCTTCGCAAAGGAGTCATAACTACCGTGTTGTTGTTCACGTTCATCTAAAATATCTTGGGTTGTTTTCATTATATGTTTTCCTCACTTTTAATCCTACCAAACTCTATAGTAATTAAATCAACTAACTGATTTTCTTAATTGCCAATGCTGTTTCTTGGTGAAATATTGGTTTTTTAACTTTAGTCGCATTTAATAGAGATAAATAATCTAATACTGGTAAAGACTTTTTAAATTTTTTAATTAACTTAATAGCTTCCATTTCTTCATTTCCAAGCGTGTAACGACAAACTTGAAAACTAGCCACCATTTTTTCAAAAAGAGTATCTTGATCGTATATGCCAAAAAAGTAACCTTTTTTATCAAAACGCAAAACAACATTATTGGGTTTATACAATAAGAAAATTCCAACTCTCATATCTAGGAAATCGGAATACACCAGATCAAGTTGCTCTTGTTTTTTCATTGTTTTTGAACAAAATAACTTTTCTCTCATTCTCTTTCCTTATCTCAAAACGGAATATCATCATCAAAATCTCGTGATTCTGATTCTGTCATTACGTGGTTATATGGATTAGTTGGCGGTGAGTTGCCAGCTGGTTCGGTTGCCCAATTATTATTGCTGTTTCCGTTGTTTGGGTTTCCGAGCATTTGTAACTGGTCGGCGATGATTTCGGTTGTCCAGCGGTCTGTGCCGTTTTGGGCTTGCCATTTACGAGTGCATAGTTTGCCCTCAACATAAACTTGAGAGCCTTTTTTCAAGTATTTGCCGATAATGTCCGCTAAATTCCGAAAGGCGATAATGCTATGCCACTCTGTGGCTTGTTTTTTCTCGCCTGAGGTTTTATCCGTCCATTCGGTCGAGGTTGCTACACTGATTTTGGCGACTGGGTCGCCGTTTGGCATTGCTCGTAATTCCGGGTCGTTACCTAAGCGGCCGACAATAATCACTTTGTTAATTCCTGCCATTGTTATTACTCCTTATAAAGTGAAATTGGTTTGTCTCTGCCAACGTTGAACCGCTCAATTTTGCGGTTAATCAACATAATTGCGTTTTTACGGCTATATTGTGGGTAGGTTGAATGTTGTAGTTTGCCGTCATAGTAAAACTTGGCGACAAATTGTTTGCCGATCTCCACAATTTCCACGCCGGCATCAATTTTTTTAGCCATTTTTACCTCCGCAATATTGATCGCCATTACTCTCAACTTACCAAACACCTTGATTGCGTTCGCATTTGTAACGTTGCATTTGTAGGTGGTCGTCATAATCCATTCGCCCGACAATGCCTAAGATCGCAATCATAAAAATGATGGGTAACGATTTTTTTATTATGCTCATAGCTGTTTACCTTATGATGATTTCTATTCGTGGTAACTCGTGCTATATTTTGGCTCTACCCAAATAGGAGTTTGTATGAATAGAAGATTAACTTACGCACAAGCAGTACAAGCGGCAGCTGCATTGCTTGCGAATGGAAAAGAGAATGTAAAACGATTGGAAAATGGCGATCACGCTGACATTGTGAATGAACTATTTGAGTTGGCGGATCGCATTTTCATTTTTGCCGAAGGTTCATCAGATGATGAAACAACCGGTTTTTAAAATTCATCGTTGAAAATTTGTTGGCGGAGTAATGCTTGTTTCTTCCGCTCTAACAATTTGCTTTCAGCCTCGATAAATGGGGTAAGGAATGGCTTCAAGATTTCGTGAATTGAAACTTTGCTTGCCCCTTGTTGGGGCTTGAATGTAAAGTTTTCAGTTTGTACACATTGGTCATCAATTCTGATGGTTAATAGCACTTCAATTTTGTGTTCTTGAGTAGCTTTCGTATTAGACATTTGGTTTTCCTCTGAAGATAGCAGTGAAAAAAGTCCACGTTTTACAGTGGGCAAATGGAGCGACTTGCGTCTAGTTATAGGTATTCCGAAACACACTTGGTGAAATATGCTTTGGAATAAATGCGTGTCTGCCCACGCCGTCGCCCGCCCGGCTTGTGCCATTCCGTCGGGTGCTGCTTGTATCCGTAGCTCTCATAACTTGAGAAGCGAATTAATGTGATTGCTTAGGACTAATACCAGTGCTTCGCTTTCAGCTCTCCACACCTCGCGAGTGTGTTGCCTAAACTGCCATCCCCTCTATTAGACGTTTCGTTGAGTTAAACTCTTGCGATCTAACCAACCTTGCTGAGTTATTAAATTTTATTTAATAGCTGCTCGAGATTGTTAATATCATCCGCACAAGCACCGATTTTTTAAAGAGCATTGAGCCGTAGCTCGTTTTGATGGGTTTATGATATCTATTTGATATCTATAAATCAATATCTATTTGATATTTGTTTTGTAGTCAAAATAATATTTTTGTGATATCTTATTGATTTTAAAAGAGAATAAAATTTTGAAAGGTTGTTTAATTGCTTAATAAATAAACAATGCGAATTGTAAGCGGTCATTTTTGGTGGGAGTTTTACAAAATTGAGGTGTATTACTAATGTATGTGAATTATAGTTAACATTTTTAAATAAAAGTATTATAATAAGACTACTGGAGGGGATATGATTCAGATTAAATCAACAACGGTTTTTAAAGAGTGGCTTGATGATTTAAAAGATTTACGGGCAAGGGCAAAAATTCAAACTCGCATTAAGCGTTTGCAGCTGGGTAACTTTGGCGATGTAAAAGCAGTTGGAGAGGGTATTTCTGAATTGCGTATTACTGAGGGTAAAGGTTATCGGGTTTATCTAAAAAATCAGAATGGCGTTATTGTGATTTTATTGTGTGGTGGTGATAAATCGACACAAGAAAATGATATTAAAAAGGCGAAAGCATTAGCAAAAGAATTAGGAGTTTAATATGGCGGAACTACAAGATTTTGATATGGCGGAACATTTAAGAAGCGAAGAGGAAATTCAGCTTTACTTGAATGAAGTGTTAAAAGAAGATGATGTGGACTTAATTCTTTCTGCATTGGGGGATATTGCCAAAGCACGAAATATGAGCCAGTTAGCTAGAGAAGTGGGAGTAAGTCGAGAAGGGTTATATAAAGCCTTTTCCGGCAAAGGTAATCCAACATTTTCTACCGTGCTAAAAGTGATGAAGGCACTTAATCTTACTTTTGAAGTAAAGCAAGCTGCACACGCATAATTAAGCCCTCTTCAGAGGGTTTTATTTTTGCAAAAAAATTGCAAATTTTGACCGCTTGTTATGATGTTAATAAATTCAGTTTCGGCGAGGTTAAAAAAACCGCCACGAGGGCGGTATAAGATAATTAGGTTAAAGGAAGTGATTCATTATCCAGAATACGAATAGTTACTAGATCTGACATTTCTCCCTTTTCCTTTTTAATAGATAGCTTTCCGACAAGTTGTAATAATTTACCTTCATTAGTTGCTTGATTTGCAAGCTTATACTCATCAGGGTTTAAGTTGATATAAATGTTACGGGATTTCCCATAAATTTCCATTTTAACTGTAATTTTTCCCCCCTCTTCAATATTTCCACTTAAGCTATGACGCTCAATCACTTTACCGATTACTTCATATTTTTCAAAAAAATATTCATCTCTAGCAAGTTTCTTAGCAATATACCTTATCTTCTCAACTTGTCCATTTTGCAAACTAAATATCTGATTTGAAACATTATTTTCTATTGAATGTAGTGTTATTTCCAAATCACGATGTTGATGTTTCCCTGAGAAACTTACCAAAGTATTACATAAATTTGTGCTAATTCCTTTTTGGATAAAATCTCCAGCACTTTTTGGTGCATCAGGTTGTTCAGCTAAATAGCTGGATAAAGCAGATAGACCAGAAGAAATGTTTTGACTCACAATCTCGGAAAAACTAGTTTGGGAGAAATCATCTTCTATTGATAACTGTTCTATTGGGTAGAATATATTGATAATGTAACTTCCGTGGGCTGTTTGTCCTAACTTTACATTATTGATAAAGTCGGTAACATATTCAGGTTTGTAGGAAGTTAATACTGCACTTTTTTTCCACGCCGATTTTGAAAAATCCTCAATAAAACGCTTTGTTGATTTGAATAATTCTATACCATCTTGAAAAGATATTTGCCCATTTTCAACATCATCGGCAATAATACGGAAACTGATTCTCCCAAGTTTTGCTGGGACTTTAGTATCTAAAATAGCTTGTAATACCAGTTCAGTTGATGAGTTAAGGTAGCTTGCCAACTTAGATAAGGCAATATTAGTAAACTCTACATCATCTTCTGCAATATTATTTGGATTAGGTAATCGAATAGAGATTTGGTTCTTAGGCGATCCCCAAATAGACACGATATCATTGTCTTTTAATAAACGCCAATGTTGTGACTCTAGGTATTGTGTGAACTTTGGAACAAGCGTTTGAATATCGCTTTTTTCTAAGAGGCTATTCATAAACTTTTCCTTCTTCTGAATACTGTAATAACTTGGTTAATGTTTCTATTGTTAATATTTGTGAAAGTGGGATTTTTATTGTAACATTTTTTTGTTGTTTCTTGCTCAGTGGTTCTAATTTACTCAGATTCACCCAATAGCAACATCCAGTAATAAAAATGCCATTTTGGTATTCTTGTATCCATTGTTCTTTAATAGGCGGAAGAACCATAACAACTAAATATCTTGGTATTTTTCGGTTGCCTATTAGATCACGATAATTGTTACTTGGCAATGAAAATCTAAGGATAGTCTTCTTTTTATCGTACTTAGGTACAATAGTTGTCTTAAGCTGTAACTGAATTTCGCTATCAATAGCTATATTGAGCTCATTATCAATTCGGTTAGAGCAAATGCTAAAATCAATACTCCCTCTATCTGGTGTTGTTCCCTCTTTAGTCATAAAATGGCACGCAGATGCAATGGCTTTTAAGTAAGCCTTTTGATACTGTTCAGCATAATCAAAATCAACATTTTGATTTGCCATATATCCTCCATTATTATCTACAGATATTTTTACATTTTACTTTTCGTAGCTTAATAAGCTTGGAAATTTTGCTTTTAATTTCTACCCAATAAAATTCAACTGTTGGCTTTGGTGGACTTTTACTCTAGCGTGAATAAATAGCTGATCTTGATTTTCTTCTTTGATACTCCACTTTTCATAGAGTTTGTTATCTGAAATAACTAATAATTGATCACCTGTATTTTGTAATCTTTTAACATATAAATGTCCTTTATATGTAAATACATAAACACCATCGCCGGTAAACTCATTTACGCTAATATCAACGAAAAGCATATCTCCTGAGGAAAAGGTCGGATACATAGAATCACCACTTAAATTGATAATTCTGATGTATCGAGGAGCCATATTCCGAAAGAGGGAATAAAATTGCTCAGGCACATAACGCATTTGATTGACTACTTCAACTAATTCACTGCTTGAGCCGAAGCCTGCACTAGCACTGACATCTAATACATCAATGATGACAAAATCATTTAAATCTTGCTCCTGTACTTCTTGCTCTTCATTGCCTCTCATTGCATTAATGACGAGGGATTGATCGGAATGTATTTGATCCAACCATCCTCTAGGCTTATTCATACCATCTTCCAGTTTAGCAGCAATTTTGTCGCCAATTCCTTTAGGCTTACCATTCTGAATGGCATTTTTGTTTTTTATTTGTCTTAAATAATTAGCCGTGACGCCAGTCTTTTCTTCTAGTCTTGGCACGCTTCCAGCCTCTTCAATCAAGAGCAATAAATTAGCATATCTGTTTTCTTTTACTGTACTCATACCAACCTCCACAGTTTCTATTATTTTAATATCAAATTGATATCAAATCACACAATATTTAGATATTGCTTAGATTTTGTTTTTAAGATATCATTTAGATATTCTTTAGATTTCAAAGGTAAGATATGCAATTACAAGAATATTTAGAATCCTCAGAGCGAGGAGAAATGGCTCGCCTATCGAAAGCAATCAAAGTTGCTCAGCCCATAGTGTCATTTTGGGTAAATGGAAAACGCCAAGTACCGGCAGAGCGTTGCCCAGAAATTGAAAAATTTACAGAAGGGAAAGTAACCTGTGAAGAATTACGCCCCGATGTAAATTGGGCTGTTTTAAGAAATTCAAGCAAATAAAAAACCACCGCTGGAACGGTGGAAATAATGGCTTAAGTTTTCTTGAAAAACTTATCTAGAACAACAGGAAGTAGGATCAAACTCCAGAAGAAGAAAGACAATTTAAGGGCGAAATAAGCCCAAATTGATTCAGTCAGCAAGAATCGAAAGCCAAACTCAATGAGTTCTTCTTTGCTAAACGAGCCAAAAGTAGTTAATACCGTAATACACATAATGGCAGGGAGATAAGCAGGATTATCAAAATCTTGCTTAATGTATCGGTGAATAAGGATTAATAGCAATGGTATTCCATTTACAAATACACCAGCGAGCCAGAATGGTATTTCGCTTAAATAGAATAGTCTTGGTAGTGCAAGGAAAACAAAAAAGCACAGACCGAAAAACAATTCTCTCAAGTTCAAAGAGGACATAAAAACGATGAATAAGTTGAAAAAAGGATTACACATTATGGCACAGGTTTGGCGGAAAAATAAGGAACTCTGTCTGGTTTGTCTTTGTGCTGTCGTGTTGTATTTGAACAGTATTATTTATTGATGAGAAATAAAAAACCCACGCTGTCACGTGGGCTAATTACAACCTAAGGAGGTTTGCTTTGAAATCCCAATCATTATTACCGATAACCGCTCAAAATGCAAGCGGTTCAGAAATTAAAATTAGTAGCATTGAAATCTCCCAACTTTGTGAGAAAGAGCATAGAAATGTGATGGCGGATATTCGTCAGATGTTAGATGTGCTTAAAATTCAATCTGCTGATTTTTTAGCAGATTACAAAGACAGTAAAGGACGCACATATCCGTGCTTTCTCTTGCCTAAACGTGAAACGTTAATTTTAGTCTCTGGCTATCGCATTGACCTACGCGCCAAAATTATTGACCGCTTAGATGAGTTAGAGAACCAGCAACGTCCAAAGCTCCCTCAATCCCTCCCCGAAGCCTTGCGTTTGGCGGCTGAACAAGCCGAAAAAGCGGAGTTACTTGCTTTAGAGAATAAAGCCCAAAGTGAGGAAATCACTGCTTTAAAAGGTTATTTTCAGAAAGGCTTGACCCCACCGCAGTTTGTGAAAAGTCTGAATGGCGTGAATTGTCAGCAGATAAACGAGTTTTTACGCTCGAAAGGGTGGCTCTATAAAGATAACTCGAAGTCTTGGCGGGTGTTTGGGCATATTCGGGATAAGTATTTGACTGAGCAATCTCGTCGAATTGAAGTCGATCCTATTGAGCGTGTGGAGATGACAACCTACAAGCCGGTGCTGTTGGAAAAAGGTGCAGTGCGGATTTTTGAATTTTATATGAAAGGCGAATTGCCAATGCGTGCCGATTGGGACGGGAAGTATTATCACAGTAGTAAGGTGGCGGTATGAGTAAATTTATTCCTAATTCATTTCAAATCCCGAATGCGTTCGTTGATGACTTGTTAGGGGAATTATCAGGTAATGCCGTGAAGTGCTATCTGTTGATTGCTCGTAAGACTACTGGCTGGCAAAAAGAGAGTGATTTTATTTCTGTATCTCAGTTTATGGAGGTCTGCCACATTAAAGACCGTAAAACTGTGTACAAAGTTTTAGCAGAGTTAGAAGAAGTTGGATTAATTCTCTCACAAAAAAATAACGGTACTACCACGGAATTTTTCCTTGTGCGTGAATTGCCTGAGCGTGGGAATACAGTAGAAACCAGTACCAAAAACCCCTACCAGTGCCAAAAAACCACACCAGTGGAAAAAAATGGTACTGCACCAGTGCCAAAAAACCACACTACCACCAGTACCAAAAATTGGCACACTACAAAAGACAATAATATAAATACAAAAAATAATACCCCCCTTAATCCCCCCGAGGGGGAGCCTGCCCCGGCTGAAGTTGTGTTGAATTATCTCAATTCGGCTTTGGTAACGTTGGCAACACAACTTGACGAGCGTAAGCCTGTGGGGTATTCGCTTAAGCCGTGGGCGAAAAACATCGCTGCACGCATTCGTGAAAGTTCGGTGGCGGACTGCTGTCAGGTAGTGGACTACCTTGTCGCTAAATGGGGGCGAGACGGCAAAATGCGTGAATACCTCTGCCCGAAAACGATTTTCCGACAATCCAATTTTGCAGATTATTTGCCAAAATCGACCGCTTGGGCGAGCAACGGCAAACCGGTTTGTGTAAATGGCAAGTGGATTGCACCGGCAGAGCTTGAAAAACGCTTGATTATGCCAACGGTGGATGAAGTGCGAACCTTATTCCAAAAATCACTCAGTGGCAATCCGTTTAAGGCATTGGACTTTACCGACAAACGCAATTTAGTGATGTACCACGCCACCATCAACACCAAAAACAAGCGACCACTTGAGCGTGATTTGCCGATGATTATTAGCCAAGAAATTAAAAATGCGGTTGAGCATATTGACCAGCTTAGAGTGCCAACATTTTAGTAAGGATTAGCCAAATGGCAGAAGGATTATTACTCACCCCCTATTTTCAGACTGAGGTCGGCATTGTGTTTTACCGTGTGCCGAAAGATGTTTCTCCTGCCGCGTTCGGTGAGCGGACATTATTGCAACCGGCACCGACCGATTTGGCGACGGCTAAATCGGGTAAGGTTGCAAATTTTTCGGGTAATTTGACCGCTTGTAAAGAGTTGGTGGCATTTGCGAAATCGGAAAATGTGAGAAAAAAACTCAACGAGCTAGATAAATACAGCAAAGAACCTCCTTATTTGCGTTTTGTTAAGTCAATCCAAACTTGCCAATGCCGAGATGGTAAATACTGCCACCCGGAAAGAGTAATGGCAAATACCGAAAATGGTGCAGTACTGCTTTGTTGGCATCACGACAAAATGAGAATGGACGGTGAAATCCCAACTGAAAAATTAGAAGAATTGGCGGATGAAAACTGGGAAAAATTTATCGCCCAACAAATACGCCTCACGTTGCGAAAAAACCAATCCACCGCGATTGAATTTGCTGATTTAGTGCTATTTGCCGGTATTAAAGAGTTACTTGATGAATTAGACAGTAACGCATTACAGCAGCTTCTGGGTTATCCGCCACTGAATAATAGCGGTGTAAGTAAAGAAAGCAATATCGGTTTTGATGATGTCCCCAATGCTCGAGTCAATCTAAAACAATGGGCTAAGGCATTAAAGCTGAGAGTCGAACCTGAACCGTTAGCCTCATTTATGGCAATTCCGAAGCTACAACGCTTCGAGTGGCGGAAGTGGTTACAGTTTGTTAAGTCGCAACCCTGTATGTGCTGTGGTAAACAAGCAGATGATCCACATCATATTATCGGTTATGGCGGCAAAATGGGAAGTAAGCAACACGATTTATTTGTAATACCATTCTGCCGAATCCACCACGATGAGTTACATCGCAATGTTGGTAAGTTTGAACAGGATTACGGCTCGCAATTAGAGTTATTGATTAAGTTTTTAGACAGAGCGTTAGGTTTGGGGGCATTAGAAATAGATGGTTGAATTAATACTGCCCTATCCGCCAAGCGTAAATAACTATTGGCAACGTGTCGGCAGAAACAAAATGGCGGTTAGCCCTCGTGGTAAAAGTTATCAATGGGCGACTTTCCTAGCTGTCCAAAATAAACCGAAATTTGGCGGACAAGTTGAAATAGAGTGCGATGTTTACTTCCCCGATAACCGAGATCGGGATTTGGATAACTTAGGCAAATGTATTTTAGATTCGTTGGTATATAGCAAAATCATTGTTGATGACTCCCGAAAATATGTGAAAAAGCTCACATTTGAGGACAAAGGTAATCAAAAAGACGGTGCGGTAATTGTAAGGATTAAGGAGCGATTAGATGTTAATTGATATTAAAGGTATTTTACGTTTTTGGGGTTATTCAGCCAACGGCAGACTCGGCACCGAATTTCCATGCGTGGCGGCAGGTATGGCACAAGCTGTACCAACAAGCAATCACAGGATATTACGTTTGACCGATGATTCGATTTTTGAAATTGACCGCTGTGTTAAACAACTCAAACAGCAAGAACCTCAACAATATGAGGTGCTAATTGGTCGATATGCGGCAAGGGTGTCTGATAGCCAAATCGAACAAGTTTTGGGAATTAGCCATACAACATTCAAACGAGAGCTAGCCCAAGCGGAAATGTATGTTTTAGGTGTAGTGGTTGGGTTAAAATTAGCATTGGTGGTTTAACAGGAGAAATAGTATGAAACGTAACTGGGATTTAATCCGCAAAATTCTTATTAAGTTAGAAGAAAAAGCTGACAGTACCAGTTGGCTACAATCTGATGAAATCAAAGGGTTTGATGCACGTACAGTGGCTTATCACTATGCCTTATTAACTGAAGCAGGATTAATTAAAAGTATTGATATATCAGGTATGGAAGAAGAGGACTATGCTGCACTTTCTCTGACTTGGCAGGGACATGAATTTTTAGATAAGATTCGCAATGACAGTGTGTGGAATAAAATTAAATCAACTTTACAGCATAAAAGCCTTGATTTGAGTTTTGAAACGATTAAAACGATAGCCTCAACCATTATTACAGGAATGTTGAGTTAGATTTTAGATTGAAGTACGCATAAACAATGTGATCTACATCACAGTATAATTTACAAAAATACGATAAAGTATAGGCTCTTTTTACCTATGGGAGATTTTAAAAATGAGTCAAAATATATTCAAAGAAAAAGTACTATCTCATATCCAGCATGTTATTAAGGTTGGTTCACATTGCACAACTGAAGAAACAACTAAACAAGCGTTAATTCTACCTTTATTAGATATTTTAGGCTTTAATCCATATGATCCAACTAAAGTACGAGCTGAGTATGGAGCTGACTTTCCAGGTGTTAAGAATGGTGAAAGAGTCGATTATGCTTTATTTTGCCATAATGTGCCGGTTATGTTTATTGAAGCAAAATCATATAATGAAAATTTAACAAATCATTCTCCACAGCTATCTAGATATTTTAATGCGACACCTGAGGTTACTGTCGCAGCAGTTACTAATGGACGAGAATGGCGTTTCTTTACTGATTTAAAAGATAAAAATATTATGGATGAATCTCCATTTTTACGTATTAATTTTGAAAACGTAGATGACTCTAAAATTAATCAATTAAGTCAATTTTGTCATGACCGTTTCCAGCCTGAGGCATTACGAACTTTAGCCGAAGAAAGCGTGTACCTATCTGCCTTTACTAAAACAATTAGTGAGAGTTTAAAAGATGTTGATCACGAATTTGTAAGGTATGTTGCAGGTCGTTCAAATGTAGGTAGACAATTAAATCAACGTTTTATAGAAGCAATAACACCTATTGTTAAACAGGCTGTAGAAAAAGCGGTTAGCGCTATGGTTGTTTCGGGATTATCTCGTAAAATACAAGAGCCTGAACCACAAGAAAGTGTGAATGTAGATATTGACGAAAAAGCTCCAATTGTTGATGAAACAAATAGCAAAATTATCACTACATATACGGAACGATTGCTGTTTGATTATGTTGTATTAATTCTTGGCGAGAATGCGGAATTAGTCGCAAAAGATACTGAAAGTTATTTTAGTGTTTTATATCAAGGGAAATCAAATAGATGGGTTCTAAGATATTTTGATAATAAACAGCAACCTTGTATCAATGTGCCATTAGAACTACTTGATATCCATCAAGCAGAAATCCAACGAGCTGGTTTGGAAGTCAATGGTAACAACATTATAATTAACAGACCTGAAAATATTCTAAGAATCAGTGGCTTAATTCGAGATTGTTTAGAATATTGCCAAAATGATGAAAATTTCTCAAGAAAGAAATAATCATAACGCCCCTTGACACCCAAGGGGCTTTTTTATTATGATGTTTTCAAGGTCTCAAAAGCCTTTTACATTCAGCGGTTAATTCACCCCGTCAGCGTGATTTTTTTGTACCTGCGATTTACAAGCGGTCAAAAAACAACAATTTTTTACAATGGTCGGCAGTGCGAAGAATACAATACCCACAAGGGGAATAATTCCGCCTGACTGAATGCAGGTTTTGAGCTGCCGACCGCCCTAACTCAAAATTAGGGATTTCTCTCAAAAGGAACATTCAGAATGACAACTCAAACTTCTACTCAATCTCAACTTTCTACATTCAACTTTGAAAATTCAGCAATCCGTGTAATCGCAATCAATGGCGAGTCTTGGTTTATCGCAAAAGACGTATGTGATGCTATCGGCATTGATAATAATCGTAAAGCGTTACTAGCATTAGACGATGACGAAAAGGGTGTAACTTTAAGTAACACCCTTGGCGGACAGCAGGAAATGAACATCATCAGCGAAAGCGGAATGTATACCTTAATCCTACGCTGCCGTGAAGCTGTGAAAAAAGGCTCAGTACCACACCGTTTCAGAAAATGGGTAACTTCAGAAGTTTTACCCCAAATTCGCAAAACCGGGCAATACAGCACACAAACACAATTAACCTTGCCTGATGACCAACTACCACTCTCATTGCGTAAGAAAAAATACGCAAAAGAGCTCACGGAAGAGCAATGGCTAAGATTCGCGTCAATGTGGTTCGCACTTTACAACAATTTAGAATTGTTGAGAAAAATTCATAAACCGCTTGAAATGCTTGGTTCACGCCACGGCATAGAAGCCTATACCCACGTAACAGAATACCAGACCACTCTTGGAGCGATGAAAAGGCTTCTTGAACCACTCTTAGAAGAATTTGATGTCGATCCGAAAGAAGAGGCTCACTACCATTTAGCCCTGCAAACCTTACGAACCTATAAACCTAAAAGGCTTAGGTGGAATAGTCCGAATTTAATTCGCAAAAAATTAATGAAATCTGACCGCTTGTGAAACATCAAGTGGCGGATTTCTACACACAAAATTTGGTTGAGGTGCATTATGCTGAAATATGTATTGATATTTTTTCTCTGTGTTGGCGGCTACGTATTAGATTTAGATAACGACTGCGATGGGCATTATTGTGGCGGACGTGTTCAAATGATTAAAAAAGATTGACAAGGTCGCCCTAAAAGTATAGCATTTATGTAATCCTTGCGATTATTGCAAGTGCATTACGCAACACTATTGTTATAGCCCTGATTGGTTTACCAATCGGGGCTTTTTTATTATCACGGTTTCATTGGAGGTTTAAAAAATGAACGAGTGCAAAAATATTCCCACATATTCAAAGCCTTTAGATAAAGGTGAAAGTATCCTTTATAAATCATTCTTTCCAAATTTAAATCTGGCTACCACTAAGGAAACCAGTATTGCTACCCAATGCTATAACTGTGTAGCTTGGACTTTAGGTGTTACTGATGATTGGCTATGGCCTTTATATCATCCATATCTTACAGATAAAGATACAACCTTAGCGGACTTTGATAGATTTTATCAAGAGGCCGGGTTTACAAGAGTATCTCATATAAATGAGGCTCATATTATTGCTTGGGGAAATACATTACCAAATGGCAAGTTATATATGACGCATGCTTGTATTGCTTATCCTCAATCAAAACAATGGGAATCGAAATTAGGTGCTTATATTCGCATAGCTCATGATTTAGACGGCTTAAAAGGCGAATCTTATGGACAACCTGTAGCATATTATAAAAAATCAGCCGGTGAAGCAGTACAGCAAAACCGCCCGAAACTACAAAGACAACAGCCTACCATTACTCATTCAGACCTGATAAAACTTAGTAAAGCACTGTCTTTATTATCTAAGAATGTAATTCATGATTTTGATACATTGTATGAGAATTGGATTCAGTTTTGGCAGGATTCAGCAGATAAAAACTCACTGCTTAGCTCTAATCCTGTTTCACGGAAACAATCAACCACATACAAAGAGCTTATTCAGTTTGGGCAAACAAATAACATTTTGCCATTGCTTATTCTTAGACTTTATGTCGGTGATTATTGGGCTTTATTAGCTTATGATGAGCTTCAATCAACAGAAAGCCTTAAAGTCTTCCATGGTACAGAATGCCATGTTTTGGAAGGACAACATGGTAGAACACGCCGAACAGTCAAGAAATACATAGATTCATTGACATAAAGCAGTTCAGAGATAAGGCCCTTAAATAGGGGCTTTTTTATTGCCCCAAATTAAGAGGGGGTGGAGTATGTAAATGCCAGATAAAGATCCGAGTGTATGGCTAATTATTGGAGCCTACATTCAGCAAAACTACAATGCTATCACAGGATTTGTGATGGCATTTTTTATGTCCATGCTGCGAGCTTGGTTTCTTCAACAAAAAAGCACCTACCGACAGCGTCTGCTTGATGGCGCAATTTGCGGAGCGTTAACTCTATCCTGTATGTCGTTATTAACGCATTTTGGAGTAGGTGAGAGTTTGTCCACGTTTACCGGTGGTATGATTGGTTTCGTTGGTGCGGAGAAGATTCGTGAATTTTTGTTTGCCCTTATCCGTAAGAAGATTGAAGTTAATGACATCAATATTGGAAAGCGTGGAGATGAGTAAATGCGATTAGTTAGTTTAGTGGTAGATATGGCTAAGAAGGTAACGAATATGACTATATCAAAATCTTTAACTGTAACAGGTTTAACTTATACTCAAACAAAAGCGTTACTTTTGGCATTAGCTAAACGTGAGAGTAACAGCAATTACCAAGTCGAAAATAAATTTGGCTATTTAGGTGCGTATCAATTTGGTGCAGCTGCATTGGTTGATGTTGGGCTAGTAAACGCTGAACATTATAAAAAAGCAGTATCTTTGAACAGTGGGATATCTAATGGTTCAAATGCTAAAAATCATAAGTGGTTTTTAGCACAAAATGAGTTTTGGGATTTAAAGGGCGGTAAATCTGCGTTTCTTAATTCTCCCCAGGTACAAGATGAGGCTATTATCAAACTAATGAATCGCAATGCACGCACAATGACAGCTAAAGGTGTTTATGTTGGTAATGCTGAGCATAAAGCAGGGTTGCTTATGGCTGCACACTTAAAAGGTGCAGGTAACGCAATTAAGTTCGCTCAAACAGGTGTAGCAACTAAAGATGGGTTTGGTACATCAATTAGAGATTATTATAACCTTGGAGCAAAAAGCGTTCGAGGTGTCTAATTAGTTGGTGCGGTTACTGGGAGCAAGTGATACAGATGGCGAAAGCATATACATAAAAGCCCGAAACCGCACCACTATTTGTTATGGTGATTGATATGAGCATTGGCAACAGTTTAAATAAATTTTTCTTGCTGTGTGCGATAGGTATTGTAGTTATTGTTTTTGGATTATGTAGTTGGATTTTCTATCAGTCGCAAACAATTGATGAGTTGAATGCAGAAGTTAAAGCAAAGGATTCATTGATTGCAGAACAGCAAGTTGTAAACCAAGAGTTGATAACTCAACTGGAAGCGGAAAAGCAAGCGGTTGAATATCAGCAAAAGATTACCAACGAACTAAAAGCACAGATGGAAACGGAGCGTGAGAATGTTAAAACAATTCTTATCAAAGAGCCGTGTGGCGGTGTTGCTATGCCTAATGCTGTTATCGACAGTATTAAGCGGCTGCACACAAAAGGTGGTAACAAAAACTAATTATGTTTATCCGCCAGCTGCGTATTTGGTGCAGTGCGAGCGGTCAGTATTTAACGGGAAGACCTACGCCGATTCTATTGATTATTTAATGGTCGTCATTAAAGAGCGTGATGTATGTGCTAATCAAATCAATAGTATCAGAGAATGGCAATCACAGGTAAAAGCTGGGTTTAAATAGTGATTAGTTTGAATTTCTCGTTAGTTTAACTGTAGAAGGGAGCATAATAGCTCCCTTTTGTATTTTATAAGCTACATAACTTGCGTATGGTTTCGGGGTTGGTTGGATAAAATCCCGAGAAAATACGCAAGCTATGTAATCTATATGTAACAAATAGGTGAATATGCCAGCAAGAATACCCAAAGCCTGTCGAAAGCAAGGCTGTAAGAACGTGACAATCGATTCAAGCGGTTATTGCGATACGCATAAGGCTTGCGGTTGGCAACGACATCAGAAAGGTAAAACATCATCACAACGTGGTTATGGTTCGCAATGGCGAAAGATCAGATTGATTGCATTAGAGCGTGATAAGTATCTATGCCAAGCGTGCCTAAAGCGTGGTTTATATGTTACCGCCTCAACGGTGGACCATATCACACCAAAGGCACACGGTGGCAATGATGATTTGCTGAATTTACAAAGTTTGTGTTATTCATGCCACAAAGTAAAAACAGCAAAAGAGCGATTAGCATAGAAATAACTATGGGGAGGGGGTGGAAAAATCGCTAGAGTGAAACGCTTTGGAAACCGCCCCCTGAACTCAATTTTTACAACCGCGAAATTAAAAATTTAGGGTAAACGCCAAATGACAGGAAAATCCACAACGCCGGGGCGAGGAAGAAAACCCACCCCGACGAAAGTGAAAGAACGTCGAGGCAACCCCGGGAAACGAAAACTAAATCAAAACGAGCCTGAATTCAGTCCGTTTAATGAACACAGCCCACCACCTGCCCAACTTAATGAAGACGGACAGCGAATGTGGGCTTTTCTTTTGAAAGAATTATTACCTCAGGGTGTTCTGTTTCAAACAGATCTTGAGGTCGTTGCTAACTATTGCATCGCTTATCAAAACCGAAATTCAGCCTGTAAAGATATAGACAAATACGGCACATTTGTTGAAAACAGCAACGGTGGACTATCCAAAAATCCTGCATTTACCGTACTGAATGAGGCGTTAAAACAGATGACAACATTTGGATCATTGCTAGGACTTGACCCAAGCAGCCGCCAACGGCTAACCGGCAAAGCAGACGAGCAAAACATCAACCCATTTGCGGAGTTATTACAATGACGGACAATATCAAAAAAGCGACAAAATACGCCAAAGATGTTGTCGCAGGTAAAATCCCCGCTTGTCGATTTATCGTGAAAACATGCCAACAATTTTTAGATGATTTAGAGCAACAACAAGCGGTTAAATTCCCTTACTTTTTTGATGAAGTGAAAGCGGAAAAAGCCTGTAAGTTCATTCAATACCTGCCACATACTAAAGGGGAATGGGCGTTAAAACGACAAAATATTACATTAGAGCCGTGGCAACTGTTCATCATTGCCAATGCTTTCGGCTGGCTACGCAAATCTAACAACCTTCGTCGCTATCGTGAAATTTATGTCGAAGTGCCGCGTAAAAATGGTAAATCGGCAATTTCTGCCGGTGTAGGCTTGTATATGTTCTGTATGGACAATGAATTTGGTGCTGAAGTCTATTCAGGTGCAACCACCGAAAAGCAAGCGTGGGAAGTATTCCGCCCTGCTCGCTTAATGTGTAAGAAAACCGATCTGCTCTGCTCTACTTTTGGCATTGAAGTAAATGCATCAAATCTTAACCGTCCAAGTGATGGTTCCCGATTTGAACCGCTGATCGGCTCACCGGGTGATGGTGCATCACCAAGTTGTGCCATCGTGGACGAATACCACGAACACAAAAATGATGAACTTTACACCACAATGCTCACCGGTATGGGAGCAAGAAAACAGCCGCTGATGTTTATTATCACTACCGCTGGCTACAACATCGAAGGACCGTGCTACGACAAACGCCGAGAAGTAATTGAAAAACTCAACGGAGCAATCCCAAATGACGAACTATTCGGCATTATCTACACCATTGATGAAGATGATGATTGGACAGACGAAAGTGTACTTCGCAAAGCTAATCCTAACTTTGACGTATCGGTTTACGGTGATTATTTAATTAGCCAACAAAACAAAGCGATCAACAACGCACGGCTTACCAACACTTTTAAAACTAAACATTTGAACGTGTGGGTATCGGCGAAAGAGAGCTTTTTCAATATGGTAAGCTGGGAAAACTGCAAAGATGATACGCTCACCCTTGACGATTTCCAAGGTGATGACGTTTATCTCGGGCTTGATATGGCTCGCAAGTTAGATATGAACTCACTAGTTAAAGTGTTCTTTCGCATTATTGACGGCAAGCGGCACTATTATTGTATTGCCCCTGAATTTTTTGTGCCAGAAGACACAGTTTACAACACCGATACTGCCTTAAAGCGTGTGGTGGATAAATACCAAAAATGGGTAAATAGCGGACATCTCACCGCAACGGACGGTGCGGAAGTAGATTATCGAGAAATCGAAGAAGTCATCAAAGAAACCAACCACCAACACCGAGTGTCGTGTGTTGCGATTGACCCACACGGAGTGATTGCAATCAGCCACAACTTGGCGGACGAAGGCTTAAACCCGATAACTATTACCCAAAACTACACTAACCTCTCCGACCCGATGAAAGAACTGGAAGCAGCCATTGAAAGCGGACGTTTCCATCACGACGGCAACCCGATTATGACGTGGTGTATTGGGAACGTTGTCGGTAAAACTGTGCCGGGTAATGATGATGTGGTTCGCCCGATTAAAGAAATCCCCGAAAACAAAATCGACGGAGCTGTCGCCCTAATGATGGCAATCGGTCGCATTATGCTGAACGTGGATGATAACTTTTTCCCTAATGAGGTATTAGAATTATGAAAACGCTCCTAACAGATATTATCGGTATTGGCGGATTTTCAATGCTTTGTTATGGCGTGTACCTCCAATATGGACAGGCTCTTGCTTGTATGGTCGGTGGAACACTCCTACTGCTCTATGCCCTTATTAGTGCAGGAGGTAAGCGGTGATTTTTGACAAACTTTTTACCACTCGCTCACTAGAAAACCCAGCTGTTCCATTAAGTGCAGAAAATGCTTATGAAGAATTATTTGGCTCACAGCCAACAAAAACCGTTAGCCCCGATCTCGCAATGAAATTGTTGGCGGTTTATGCTTGTGTCTATGTGCTATCTAGTTCCATTGCACAACTACCTCTACACGTTAAGCGTAAAAGTGGCAGCAAGGTAGAAACGGAGCGAGAACACCCCACATATTATTTGCTCCACGACAGCCCTAATTTTTGGCAAACCTCATATAAATTGCGTGAATATGCCCAAAGTGCGGTGCTACTGTATGGCAATGCATACATTCACATCGTACGGAATAAAAATGGGACAGTGCAGTCTCTCGAATCGTTTGAGCCATGGAAAGTTCAGCTACTGAAAAATGGAGGTCGCCACGTTTACGGCTATTACGATGATAACAAAACATTGAGCATTTCGCCCGATGATATGATTCACATTAAATCACTTGGGCCGTCAATCAAAACAGGCAAATCCGTCATTCAAACGCACGCCGAAACTATTGGCTTAGGCTTAGATGCACGCAAATTTGCTAGTAGTTTTTTTGGCGGTAATGCACGCCCCGCAGGGATTTTATCGGTAAAAACACCTATCAATAGCAGTTCTTGGACGAATTTCAAAGCGATGTGGCAAGAGGCACAAAATAAGCTGCGAAGTGAAGAAAATAAAACTATTTTTCTTCCTGCTGAACTTGATTATAAAGCCTTAACAGTTTCCCCTGTTGATACCGAACTACTCTCAATGATGAAACTCAACCGCTCAGAAATTGCCGGTATTTTCAATGTACCGGCTCACATGATAAATGATTTAGAAAAGGCGACTTTCTCTAATATTTCCGAGCAAACTATTCAGTTTATCCGCTATAGCATAATGCCGTGGGTTGTAAATTGGGAGCAAGAACTTAATCGTAAAATATTTACTGATGCAGAACGTAAAGCAGGCTACTTCGTCAAATTTAATCTCGCCGGTATTATGCGAGGCACGGCAGCTGAACGAGCGACTTTCTACCACAATGCTATCACCGATGGCTGGATGTCACGCAACGAAGCACGCCAACTGGAAGATATGAACCCGGTTGAGGGATTAGATGAAATGCTTGTCAGCGTGAATGCCGCCCAACAATCTCAACAAAACAAACAACAGGAGGACAGCAATGAGTGATATTGAAAAACGCTCCTACGCTGGCGAAGTACGAGCCGAAAACCGAGAAAACGAGCCAACGCACATTATCGGCTACGGCTCAGTATTCAACTCAAAATCAGAAGTAATGTGGGGTTTCCGTGAAATCATTATGCCAGGGGCCTTTGATGATGTTCTAGAAGACGATGTCCGGGGTTTATTCAATCACGATCCAAACTTCATTCTTGGTCGAAGCAAAGCTGGCACACTAAGCCTTTCTGTCGATGAAACAGGCTTAAAATATGACATCATCGCCCCCGACACCCCTACCATTCGTGATTTAGTTATCGCACCGCTAAAACGAGGCGACATTACTCAATCGTCCTTTGCGTTCAAGATCGCACGCAATGGTGATGATTGGTACGAAAATGAAGATGGCGTGATTATCCGTGAAATCCACAAAATTTCACGCTTATATGATGTCAGCCCTGTAACTTACCCAGCTTACCAAGAAGCCAGCTCAACCGCACGTTCTCTTGAAGCTTGGAAAGAAGCAAGAGACACAGGAGCTATCGCAAAAGCCGTTTCACAAAAAGCTGCACGAGAACGCTTTTTAAGCCTAATCAGTGCTTAAACTTAATACTATTTTTATCAATACGAGCCACATTCTTGTGGCTTTTTTCATTTAAGAGGAAATAAAAATGGCTAAATTACACGAGCTACAAGAAAAACGCCGCAATATTGCGGTTCAAATGCGTCAATTAAATGATGAAATTGGCGATAACACTTGGACGGACGAACAACGCACCAAGTGGGACTCAATGAAACACGAACTGGGTGGCGTAGAGGCACAAATTGAGCGTGAAGAATCACTACGTTCTACCGATGCACTCTTTGTGGAAGAAAAACGTGAAGAGCAAGCGAAAGATCCGGTATTAGATACGGAAGCAAAACGCTCACAAGCATTTGATTCATTCCTACGCCGTGGCTTGGGTGAGTTAACCCAAGAAGAAAAACAGGTAATGGCTGAACTTCGAGCTCAAGCTGCCGGCACAGATAACAAGGGCGGCTATACAGTGCCAAAAGAAATGCAAGCTCGTATTGTGGAAAAAATGAAAGCCTATGGCGGTATTGCAAGCGTAGCTCAAATTCTTAATACGGCAGATGGTCATCCGATTATGTGGGCAACCGCAGACGGCACAGCAGAAGAAGGTGAATTAATCGGGGAAAACGCAGCTGCAACCGAGCAAGATGTAGAAGTTGGTTCTGCTGAATTGGGTGCTAAAAAACTTTCTTCAAAAATTATCCGTGTATCGAATGAATTACTACAAGATTCCGGTGTGGATATTGAAGAATTTTTAGCAAGCCGTATCGCTCAGCGTATCGGTCGTGCAGAAGCAAAATATCTAATCCAAGGCACAGGTTTAGGCACACCTGCACAACCGAAAGGCTTACAAGCTGCGGTTACTGGTATTACACAAGCTGCGGCGGCTACTGCTGTAGCGTGGACAGATTTAAATGCTTTAATTCACTCGGTTGATCCGGCATACCGAAACGTAGGCACGACTCGCCTTGCGTTTAACGACAATACCTTGAAAGCATTAAAAGAAATGGTGGACGGTCAAAAACGCCCATTATGGTTGCCTGATATTGCAGGTGTTGCACCGGCAACTATTTTAGGTCAGCAATATGTTATCGACCAAGGCATCGCAGACATTGCTGCCGGTGCGAAATTTGCTTACTTCGGTGATTTCAGTCGTTTTATTATCCGCCGAGTGTCGGGTATGACATTACGCCGTTTAGTGGAACGCTACGCAGAGTTTGATCAGGTCGGTTTCTTGGCATTCCACCGTTTCGACTGTGTGCTTGAAGATACCGCTGCAATCAAATCATTAGCCGGTAAAGGCTAATCACTCTACGCAGGGAGAAAAACTATTCTCCCTGTTTCTATAAGGTAAAGCAATGAACATTACCCTAGAAGAAGTCAAACAACAATGCCGTATCGAACACGAGCTAGAAGACGATTTACTCAATGGCTATCTGCTTTCAGCCCGAAAAACAGTAGAAAACCTGACAAATCGCCAACTATTTGATGAATTGCCCGAAGAACCGCCGGCAAATGCGTTACTACTGACGGAAGACATCAAGTTGGCGGTATTAATGCTCACGGCATACTTGTACGAAAACCGCAGCGGCTGGAACGAAGCCAATAATTCACCGAATTTTGCCATTCCCCCTACGGTTGAAATCATCATTCAGCCTTATAAATTCATCACGCTTTAACAAGCGGTCAAATTTTCCGAAAAATTTACACATAAGGAAAAGTATGAACATCGGCAAACTACGTCATTGTATTATTATCCAAACGCAACGCCACCGCCCAAGCGGATATGGTGCAGTCGTTCTCGAATGGGGCGATCTACACACCATTTGGGCGGAAGTCAAACCGATTTCGGGGCGAGAGTTGATTTCGGCAAGCCAAATCCACGCTGAGGCAACGGCACAAATTTGGCTGCGTTACTTGCCGAACCTTGATCACACAATGCGGGTTAAATTTGGCGACCGCCTATTTGAGATTGTAGCAATCCAAAACTGGCGAGAGCTAAACCGAAGCCTTTTACTGCATTGTAAGGAGCTGACGAATGGCGACACTTAACGTCAAAGTCGAAGGGCTAAAAGAGCTAGGGCAGAAAATGCAGCAGCTCGGCAAAAAAGCCACCAATCGCATTTCGGTAAAAGCAATGCGACAAGGCGGAGCTATTGTGCGAGATACCGCACGAGCCAAAGCCCCAATATTGCAAGAAAACGTACTGCATCGGAAGAAAGGCACATTGAAAAAAGCCATTACTGCCCGAACCAAAATCAAAAACGGTAAAACAGAAACAATAATTTGGGTTAAGAAATTAACCGATAAACAAATTAGCCGTTTCAAAGGTAAAAGCGGAAAAGGCGGAGCTTATAACCCCAACGATCCGTATTATTGGCGATTTGTTGAGTTTGGTACAAGCAAAATGGCAGCTCGCCCATTCCTACGCCCAGCGTTTGAGCAGAGCAAACAGCAAGCGGCTAAAGCCATTACCGATACGCTCCGCACCGAAATCCACAAGGAGGCAACTTCTTGATTCAAAATGAACTCTACTCTGCCCTGAAGTCGCTTGTTTCGGGGCGTTGTTTTTATGAAGTTATTCCTGAAACCAACACGGAATACCCTGTGATTGTGTATCAATTTCCTAACATCTCGCCCAATTCCGCCCTAATTGATAGCGAAATGGACGATTACACGGTGCAAATCGATATTTACAGTCGCCACCCTGATGATATTTTCCGACTGCGTAAACAAGTTATTGAGGCAGTCGAAAATGCTTTTAATTTTGCCGAACGAGTATCCGATTTCAGTGATTACGAAGCTGAAACCAAACTCCATCGGCGAATGTTTACTTATCAAATAGCTTATGAGGACTAAACTATGGCTAAAACCACCCCATTTAAAGGTACAAAATTCCGTATTGGTGTAGGCAAGGAAGGGCAAAAAGCGATCACCGCCATTACCCTTGCTACCGCCACATTAACTATCGCTAGCTCAGGCTACAATAAAGGTGATGCGATTGAAATTACCGGCTGTGGCCAACTTGACGGCGTTTACCCTGTTTTATCGGTAACTGGCGATCAGGTTAAACTCTGTGAAGAAGTGAACTGGGAAGGTAAAGACCTACCAAGTAGCTACACACAAGCAAAAGCCGCACGAGTGCAATTCTCCGCTCAATTCTGTGCGATCAAAAACATTGAAAAATCGGACGATACACTTTCTACCGAAGATGTCACAACGGTTTGCTCGGAAGGCACGGAAACCGAACCGGGTGAAATTGAATTCGGCTCAATCAAACTAAGTTTCTTCCACGCACCAAGTACCGAAATGCAAAAACGCCTGCGTAAATTATTCTATGAAAAAGCGACCTTTCCATTCAAACTTGAATTGCCGAATGAAAATGGTACAACCTATGGTACAGGCTTTATTGAAGCTGGTAATGGTTTCTCCGGCGAAGTCAAAGGCAAATACGAAGGCTCTGTTTCAATTAAACCTGCAGGCCGAGACTATTTGCTAATCTAGTTGCAAATTTTATCTAGAAACCGACCGCTTGTTATTTCTACAAGCGGTCTTTTTATATCATAATTTTACTGAAGGAATAATCTATGACGCTACGCGATAAATTATTATCAAACAAACCGGCTCTGCGTGAAATTAACATCAATGGTGAAAAATATTTCCTACGTGATTTAACAGTCGGAGAAACCAATAAACAAATTTTTGGGCAACGTCAGCATTTAATACAATTAGCTCAAACACAAGGTATTGAACTAAATTTTGAGGATGAAGACGAACTACAAGCTACTTTGCGTAATGTATATGACCCATATTCATTGCCTCGAGCGATTGCTACTCGATTATGTGATGAAGATGGTAATAATCTGTTTAACCCAGAAAGCGAAGATGACTTAATTGCTATATCTAAACTAGACGGTAGTGTTTTTGAGGCATTCAGTGCTGCAGTGGCAGCGGGTGAGCCAAAAAACTTAGCGAGCGAAGAAAGTTCCAACTAACACTCTCTCTCGCATTAGGTAAAACACTGGAAGAAATCGAACAGATGCCCGAATGCCACTTTGCTGAATACCAACTCTTCTATCAAGAGCAACCTTTCGGCCTATGGCGGGAAGATTACCGTCAGGCTCAGCTCTCACATTTAATGGCAATGATTAACCGTGATCCGAAAGGCAAAGCTCCCGAATTGTCAGACTTTATGCCGTTTTTTAATCGTGCTGATGAAGATGATGACGGAGTGGCAGAGTATTTGAATAAAAGAAAATAATGCAGGATATTACTTGAATTTTAGGAGAAATTATCTTATTTTAGCATAAGTATATTTTAGTTATTTTGAAGGAGGCACAATGGTTAAATATCTCATATCATCAACGACTAATGCTGTTTGGATTTTATGTAAATTATTTGCTTTATTTATTGTGACTCCTTATTTTCTTTTTATTACAATCCCACAAATGTGGTCTAACGGTACTTTCGGAGATATTCTATTTGCAGCAATACTTATTGGCGTATTTGGTTATTATCTCATTATCGCTGTTTTAAATGGCATTATTAAATTTTGTGACTATCTATTAAAGCCACGTTACTAAGTCAATAAATTTGCTATTTTGTTTTATAAAGCTCACCATCGGTGGGCTTTTTTTATGGGAGAAAAATGATGTCTTCTCTTGGACAACTCAACATTTATCTCAGTTTGGAGGCTATACAGTTCCAACAAGCTCTTGGTAAGTCAGAACAGCAGGCACAAAAGTTTGCCAAGAATTTTCAGGTTGATTTAGAAAAAACTAAAAATGCTGCGAAACAATTTTCGAATCGAACAGTTGAATACTTAGGTAATATAGAAAATGCAGCTAAGAATACCAATACTGCAACTAAATGGGAATTTAAGCTAAATAATCTTGAACGACTACGTAATGCTGCAGGTCAATTATCACAGTTTTCTGATCGCTATACCGAACTCGGTAATAAACTCAAATTAGTCACTGAAACCGAAACACAACACGCCCGAGCTATGGCTGATGTGTACGATATTTCGCTCAAAACGGCACAATCGACTCAAGCTACATCGTCTGTTTATCAAACATTCGCACAAAATTCCAAACAGCTCGGGATTTCACAAACAGAGGTTGCAAAGCTGACAGAAACAGTCGCTAAATCGGTAGCTATATCAGGAGCAAGCTCCGCTACTGCCTCAAATGCATTAGTGCAATTTAGTCAGTCGCTATTAATGGGCAAGATGAAAGCCCAAGAGTTTAACTCGTTGATGACCCAAACGCCATCAATAGTTCAAGCGATATCCAAAGGCTTAGGTATTACTACTGCTGAATTTAAAGCAATGGTCGATAACGGCGAAATGTCCGCTGAAAAGATGATTGAAGGCTTAAAGAAAGCAGAAAGTTATGTAAACGGACAATATAACCAAACGGCAACAACAATAAGTGGTGCAATGCAAAATCTTTCTACTGCAACTGAAAAGTGGGTGGGCGAAACGGATCAAGCATTAGGGGTATCACAATCAGTTGTTAATGTATTAGGGTTGCTTGCAGATAATTTTGATATTGCTGCACGTGCTGTAACAGTTTTGGGTATATCATTTGCTGGATTAAAACTCGGTTCATTTTTACAAGATCAAGCAAATGTAGCAATTGGGGCAATTAAAAATGCTCAAGCAACCGTGACTGAAACAGCGGCTAAAAGAGAAAAATTTGTTGTAATGGCTCAAGAAACTCAAGCAACGTATGCTAATACCCTTGCTCAGTATGAAGATACTAAAGCAAAACAGGCTGATGTTGTTGCAACACAGGCACAAATTCAAGTAGAGCGTCAAAAATTGCAAATTCAGTCTCTCTCAGCAGTGAGTTATACCGAGAGGAAGGTTATTCAACAGCAGTTGCAGCAATTAAATCGTGTCGAACATGAATTGAGCCAAAAGCAAATTTTCTTGGATCAGCAGCAACAAGTAGCAAAAAATGCGTTAAAAACAGCTTATTTAGAAAATACCGTCGCACAATCAGCTTATGCTGTCAGTACACGGGCAACGAGTGCCGCAATGGTTCTTTATCAAGGTATTGCTGCAGGTGTTCGAAATGAAATGAATATGCTCAAAGCTGCAGTATTGTCTAACCCGTTGATGACTTTAGTCACTATTGCCACAACCGCTAGTGCTGCATTATGGGGATTATCTGAAAGTAAAAAAGCAGCCCGAGAAGAAGCACTACGATATGCAGACAGTTTAGACTCTGTTCGAGCTATGACTAAGGCTCAGACTGATGCCGAAATGGTTAAATTGTCTCGCTCAATTAAAGAGCAAAAAACTGCATTAGCCGATTTAAAACAACGCCAAGCCGAACTTACTCGTGAAATTGAGCAAGGTGCGACGGTTTATGAGGATGCGTTTGCTGGCACTGTGCGTGTTACAATGAGTGCGGAAGAGCTTGCGAAAAAACAAGAAGAGCTGAAATTAGTGACCGCAGATACTGAAAAAACTCAAAGAACCTTGAACTCTAGCTTAGAGGCTCAAGAAGCCTTAAAAGCCCATATTCCAATCGCTAACCTACGAGAGGAATTTGTCAAATTATATCCTCACATTGACGAAAGCCAAATCAAAGTCGATGGTTTAAATCTTGCTATCGGCAACTTTACCGTCAAATCACCCGAAATGGTGATTGCTGCGAATAATATCGCTACTGCACTTGGCGGTGTTGCCGGTGAAGCTATGCGAGCAGCGGTAATGGTGGCTAATTTATCCGGTATGGGGCTAAATATTGGCGAAGGTGCTGTTGTATCTGACAAGGCTAATACATTGACCGCTTAAATAAACAAACCAAAATCAGCCAATTAAAACGAGATGGCAAAACCGATGAAGCCAATAAGCTACAAGCGGAGCTTAATCTTGAGGGGCAAGATTTTACCGGGTTAGATTATCAAAAAGCCTATGAAGCTCAATTAGCAAACCTGAAAGAAAGTAGTATCAAAACAGGTAGTAAAGGCAGTAAACCTAAGAAAACCAAGGCAGAAAAAGCGGCTAAAAAGCAACAGCGTGATGCGGAACGCTCTGCGGAAAGTTATCAAAACCAAGTGGCGGAGATGACAAACCGTTTAGCTGGTCTAAAAGCGAATGCCGCAGATATTGCCGTTTTCGGTCAAGTTTCCGACTACCAAGAAGTCCGAAAACTAACAGAAGATATTGCGATCAACGCTGAAAAATACAAAGGTTACGGTGAGCAAGGTGTCGCAAGGCTTAAAGAGTTAGCCGGTCAGTTAGATTCCGCCCAGCAACAGGTAGCCATTTCTCAATTTACCTACAATAATGGTGAAAAACTCAAAGCAATGGAGTTTGAATTAACCTTGCTCGGTAAAACTCGCCAAGAGCAAGAGCTAATGCAGTATAACCACGAGTTAGATCTTGAGGCAGCAAGGCTCAAAATTGGTATGACGGCTGAAAATATTGCCAAATTAGATGAAGAAATCGCTAAGCTCAAGGAACGTCGAGCCGAAATCCAAGCTCAAACAGAGCAATCTCGAGGTAGCTTTAAACAAGGTATGCTAGAAGGCTGGAATAACATCGAAACCGATGTCAGTAATGTTGCTGCCAATGTTGCCAATATTACCCAAAATACCTTTGACGGAATGGCGGACAGCCTAAATAACTTTATTATGACTGGTAAAGCAGACTTCAGAAGTTTTGCTCAATCGGTGCTAAGTGATATTAGCAAAATGTTGATCAGAATGGCGTTATTCAATGCTATCAAACAAGGTATGAACTTTATGGGCTTTTCTGAAGGTGGTTTGGTGGGGGGCTCATTTGCTGTCGGTGGCTATACCGGCGACGGTGGCAAATACACCCCAGCAGGCATTGTCCACAAGGGCGAATATGTCATCACCAAAGAAGCTACCTCTCGCTTGGGTTTAGATTACTTAAATTATCTCAACTACGGCAAGCGTGGTTTTGCTTCCGGCGGTGGTGTCGCCGTGCCGAGAGTACCGTCATCATCTTATCAACCGAAGTCAGCTCAAAGCAGCATTAGCGTACAGGTCATTAATAATGGCGAACCAACGGAAGCGAAAGTGAGCCAAAAACAGCAAGGCGAGCAAACACAAATCACCGTTGAATTAATGCGTAAAATCGCTCGCCAAGAGGCTAACGGAATGATTCAGAATAACTTTAGAGCCGGAGGAGTATTTGCCTAATGGAAACATTAAAATGGTGTGTACGCACTGATTTATCCGTTGAAAATAACCCCGAAATAATGGAAGTTAAATTCGGGGATGGTTATACGCAACGCTCTCCTAAAGGGTTGGATAATCTGTTGCGAACCTATACCGGCACAATCAAAGTGAAGAAAGGGGAACATTTAGCGGTAGAGGCATTTTTTGCCAAACATCGAGGTGTCTCCCCTTTTTACTTTAAAGACCCATACACACAGCAAAATAAAAAGGTGGTGTGTAGCAGTTGGCCTGCCAAAATGGTTGGACTGACATATTGGGAATTTAGTGTAACGTTTAAGGAAGTGCCATAATGCCGGTAAGTATTTCAAATCAAATGAAACTCGACCTCGCCAAACTTGAGCAAAATGCAATGCTGGATTTGTACGAGGTCGATTTACGCAATCTCAAAGATAAAAGCGGTAATGCCGGTGGTGTATATCGCTTTTACTCGGGACTCAATGAGCTGAAAGCCAGTGTAGTATGGCAAGGTAGAACCTACGAACCTTACCCGATTGAAGCAAGTGGATTTGAGCGAAATAGTAGCGGCCCCAGCAACCGCCCTACCCTAACGCTATCTAATCTATTTGGCTTGGTAACGGGTATTGCTAACCAGTTTGATGAGTGCATCGGATCTATTGTGCGGAGACATCAGGTTTACGCTCAATATTTAGATGCGGTAAATTTTGCCAGTGGAAATCCAAAGGCTGACCCAAATCAGGAAATTATCAGCCATTTTGTGATTGAACAACTCTCTAGTCTAACTCGTGAAACGGCAACCTTTACACTGGCATTACCGATTGAAACCGACAATGCCAAAATCCCAAGCCGACTGATTATGGCGGACACCTGCACTTGGATTTATCGCTCGTCCGAATGTGGCTACACAGGAAAACGATATTTTGACGAAAAAGACAAGCCAACATCAGACCCAAAAGCCGATAAATGCAGTCATTGTCTGAATGGTTGTAAGTTGCGAGGCAATCAGCGTAACTTTGGTGGGTTTGTGTCAGTAAATAAATTGGGGTAAATAATGGAATTGGAACAACAAATTATCGACTACGCCCTTAAAAACGAACCGCACGAAATGTGCGGTTTTGTTGTTTTTGACGGCGAAAAAAATCTATTTATACCTTGCGAAAACCAAGCAGAAGACAAAGCCAATTACTTTGAAATCTCTGATTTGGATTACATCAAGGCGGAGGAAAAAGGCAAACTGGTGGCCGTGGTACATTCGCACCCCGAACCAAACAGCAAGCCGGTGCTCTCTGCTCTTGACCGTAAAATGCAGGTACAAACCGGCTTAGATTGGTGGTTAGTGCATCATCAACAAATCCACAAATTCCGAAATGTGCCGCATTTAATCGGGCGTGAATTTAAACACGGTGTGATGGATTGCTATACGTTATATCGTGATGCCTATATGTTAGCAGGTTACGAGATGGACGAGTTCGTTCGAAAAGATGACTGGTGGCATACTGGGCAGAATCTATACTTGGATAATATCCAAGGGCAAGGCTTTGAACGAGTGGACACACCGCAAATCGGCGATGTGATTTTAATGCAGGTCGGTGCCGATGTCCCGAACCACGCAGCCATTTATATTGGCGAGCAAATGGTAATCCACCATAGTCCGAGCCGCTTATCTAAGCGTGATTTATATGACGGTTATTGGCTACGCCATACCCACAGCATTTGGCGGCATAAATTGGCGGATAAGTTAGATTTTGGCGGTATATTAAATGATATTTCTGTTATGGAGTAAAAAAATCTTTAAAGGAGTTTAAAAGAAATTAAGCCTTTAAGTTGTGAAAATACACTTAACAAAGCAAGAGTGTGGAAGTCCTTCCACGTTACACAGACAATTGGCATTGTTATGATTTCACAACGCAATCGGAAAAAACACCCCCCGAAAGCGGCAAACTTTCGGGGGGTTTATTTACCCCTTATCCTGTTTATCTACTAAGGAGCAAATTTTGATTAATTATACACCAAAACATCAAGTAAAGGTAGGTGGGAAAATGAGTGAAAAAGATGCAGGTATTGTAGGAAAACGCTTGGCAAATTCTGCCCTAATTATTGCGGTATGCTGGGGATTAAGTGCCTTAATTGTAGCAACAGCATATCTTTTAAAATAGTAATTTCTGGTGGTAATATGGTTACAGTTAAATTTTACGGCAACCTTAAAAAATTCGGCACAGATTTTAAACTTGATGTTAAAGATACCGCAGAAGCCGTCAGAGCGTTATGCTCACAGCTTAATGGCTTGCGTGAAACGCTACGAGATGGAGTCTATAAAGTCCGAATTGGTAAACAGTATTTAGATGCTTCAGCCCTTGAAAAAGGGCTTTTTTATTGCCTCAAAAAAGACCAGACCATTCATTTTACTCCTGTTATCAAAGGGGCAAAAAGCGGTGGTATTTTCCAAGCCGTGTTAGGTGTGGCTTTAATTGGTGCTGCATTTGCATTGGGTCCTATCGGTTTGGGATTAGTTGGTTCTGCTACAGCGATGACAGTTGGGGCAATGGGAGCCTCAATGTTGCTAGGTGGTGTCGCTCAAATGCTGACAAAAATGCCAAAAGCTCCCTCTATGGGTAACGAAAAGGAGAAAGAAAGCTCCACCGCTTTTTCTAATTTGAATAACTTAGTCGCACAGGGTAAGCCTGTACCGCTGGCTTATGGCTTGATTAGAACAGGTTCACTGGTTATTTCGCAAGGCGTAGAAACAATTACGATTAAAGAGAATAAACCAGCAAATAACAAAAAATCAGGATTTAAAAAAGGATAAAGTTATGCGTATTTACGGAGCAAAAGGCGGTGGCGGAAGTAGCCACACCCCGATTGAAGCACCTGAAACAGGTCGCTCAAAGCAAATTGTAAATATTGTTGAGCTTATCTGCGAGGGCGAAATTGAAGGCTTGGTCGATGGCTTTAAATCAATTTACTTAGACGGAACAAAAATCCAAAACGATGACGGCAGCTATAACTTCAATAATGTGAGTGGTCAGTTAAATGTCGGTACGCAAGATCAAGATGTATTAGACGGTTACGACAGCTCGCAGAATGAAGTGAATGTCGGCGTTGAAGTAAAGAAAAAGAATGGGGCTATTGTTCGTACCGTAACTGATGAACGAATTAATCGCTTGCGTTTAACGTTGGGTGTACGTTCGTTATTTCATCAGAACAATCAAGGCGATACAAATACAACCAGCGTAAGCCTAAAAATCACTATTGGAACACGCCAATACACGCATACTTTTGACGGCAAATACAGTTCGCAATATCTTGAATCGGTAGTATTTGATAACTTACCGCCTGTGCCATTTAACATCTCCGTTGAACGACTAACAGATGATAGCGATTCTCAACGCTTACAAAATGGTACTATCTGGAGCAGCTATACTGAAATTATCGATACTGAATTTACTTATCCCAATTCTGCAGTGGCAGGGATTAGTTTTGACTCCGAATATTTTAATAGTATCCCTACCCGAAACTACTTAATCAAAGCAAAGAAAGTCAAAGTACCTAGCAACTATGACCCTATCAAACGCACTTACACAGGCTTTTGGGACGGCACATTTAAAATTGAGTGGACGGATAATCCAGCGTGGGAGATTTACGACTTAGGCCCAACATTAAGCAAGATGTTAGGGGTGGAAATCAGCTTTGATAAATGGGCGTTGTACGACGTTGCTCGCTATTGCGATCAACTTGTGCCTGATGGTATGGGCGGAATGGAGCCTCGCTTTACTTGTAATGTATGGCTAACTGAAGTTAAAACGGCTTACGATTTATTAAATGATTTCTGTTCGGTATTCCGTGCTATTCCCGTCAGGAATGGTACAGAGGTTTCCGTCATTATTGACCGCCCCCGTGATCCTGTTTGGACTTATATCAACGCCAATGTAGTGAGTGGTTTTGAACGCTCCTACTCTGCTCGCAAATCTCGCCACAATGCAATAAAAGTTACCTATTCCGACAAGAGCAACGGCTATGAAAGTGCGATTGAATATATTTCAGACGATGAAGAAATCCGCAAGCACGGCTTAAATCTAAGTGAAGTAACAGCGTTCGGTTGTACTTCTAAAGGGCAAGCACACCGTACAGGAAAATGGATTTTAGAAACCGAAAAACGAGAAAAGGAAACCATTACCTTTACCGTGGGACGTGAGGGCTTAATGCACTTACCGGGTGATATTATCCGTGTGGCTGACAGCCACTATGCAGGTACGGAAATTGGCGGACGTGTGCTTGCCATTAATGGGCGAAAAGTCACTTTAGACCGTGAAATCACCATTGATGATGCCAGTTATTTTACATATATCAACGGTGAGGCGACACACTCTACCATCAAAATCCAATCGGTAAACGGCAAAGAAATTACCCTTGACAGCATACCAACAGGTCTAGAGGTTTATGGCGTATGGTCGTTATCAACTAAACAGATTACCTCAGGTTTATACCGTTCGATTTCGATTGTGGAAAATGCAGATGGTACAAATACCATTACGGCATTACAACATGAGCCTCAGAAAGAGGCTATAGTTGATAATGCTGCTCACTTTGTAGAAACAGCTCGCACCCTCTACAAAGCCCCACAAATTAATGCGGTGGAGGTTGCGACAGGTTATGACGGTAAACTCTATATTTCCAGCGATATTAGTTCCGGTGACGGTAAGCTGACCTACGATATTAAAATTACCAAAGACGGTAATTTATATCAGTACAAAAAAGGTTTAAGCGCCCCAAATATAGAGTTAAGCGATCTACCTAACGGCGATTACACTGTAGTTATTTACGGCAAAAACGCTAAAGGACAAATTGTTACCGAAAAAACACAACCCTTTACTATTGACCGCCCACCTGCTCCGACAGGTGTTGTGGTAACCGGTGGTTTAGGCAATATCACGCTTGAATGGGATTGGGTGAATGAAGTCACACAAACCGAGATTTTTGCTGCGGAAACCGATAATTTCGCACTTGCAGAAAAAATCGCAAAAGTGACCGCTCGTACCTATGCTCATACCGTCAAAGGTAACAAGGTTGTACGCTATTATTGGCTAAGACACACAAGAGGTATTAACGTTGGACCGTTTTACCAAGAACGAGGCGTAAAAGGCGAAAGTGCGGTTGATTTAGACACAAAATTAGAGGAGCTAAACAAAGGACTCTCTAAAAATATTGTAAATGAAATCATTGATACTGCATTACCTGCCCGTCAGCTTGGAATGACAAAATACGTCCAAAATCTTGATATAAACGTATATCAAGGCCAAAAACAGGTTTACGACACCACAACTAATAAATTATACAGTTGGAATGGATCTAAATACTTGCCATTGGAACAAGAAATTTTAGCCGGTGCAATCAAAGGGATTATTCAGCCGGAACAGCTTGCAAGCATACCTACCAGAAAATTAGATGGCACTATTGAGGCTCGCCAAATGGCGGCTAATAGTATTGGTGCTAATGCAATACAAGCTAATGCGATTGGAGCGGATAAACTCCAAGCAAACTCTGTTACTGCTGCTAAAATCCAAGCTGCTGCAATCAATGCTCAACACATTGCAGCAGGGCAAGTATCTGCCGATAAAATGGCGATTGGGTTAGGCGGTAATTTGCTGTATAACCCGATTTTTGCCAATCCTATAAATGACATTCCTTTTGGGTGGAGTAAAGGGATATACGCTAACGTGACGGAGCGATCTATTCACGCAACTAATTCTGATGGTTGGGTAGATCAGCAAGTATTTTTACCAAATGAACGATTAGTTAGATATTCGGTAAATACAACAAATAGTGCTGTACCTATCAACTCGCGAGTATCGTGGTTAGGTCAAACCGGCGTATCAGTTATTGCAGGTCAAACATATATGTTTTCTGCTTATGTGTCAGGGCATAGATTAGGTGCAAAATTATATGTGGATTGCCGAACGCCTGAAGGTGGTTATGCTGGTAACTTTACATCAGCTTTTGCAAGTGGAAGTATGCACCGTAATATTGGCAACACCAGTCGTTTATTTGTCAAATTTACCGTGCCTGCAAATGCAAATAAAGTTGATTTGTACATTATGGGCTACAAATTAGACGCAGCAGGTTCGGATAATGCCATTATGTTTGTTGCCCGTCCCATGCTGGAAGAATGCACCGAATATACTCAAGCCCCGAGTGCTTGGGTAAATGCTGGTGTAACCTCTATTCACGGCGGCTCAATCGTAACTAACACGGTAACCGCTCAACAAATTGCGGCAAATACCATTACAGCCAATGAGATTGCAACCGGTACGATTGCAGCCCGAAATATAGCAGCAAGCTCAATTAATGCGAGTCACATTGTAGGTAAATCAATTACTGTGGATAAACTCAATGTTACGAATTTATCTGCTATTAATAGTAATTTAGGTACTGTGACGGCCGGCACAATCCGAGGTACAACAATTACAGGTAATGCGATTAGTGGTGGTACTATCAATGGTACGACGATTACGGGTACAACGATTAGTGGAGGGACAGTCAAAGGCGCGATAGTTGAAGGGGGAACTATTAGAGGGGCTAGAATTGAAGGTTTAACTATTGAGGCTCAAAATATTATTGGTGATGTAGTTAAGGTTTATTCTGCTAGATACAATGGGGGCAAGAATGAAACTGTAACTATAACAATACCCGCTTCAGCTAAGTCTCGAACAGCTTATATTATGCCTGTGTTTCTTAATTCGATACACCTTGCCGGTACTGATTCTGAGTCTATTGGTCTCTTTGCTGCTGTTAGGGTAAAACAAAATGGCACAGAACGCATGTATAAAAATTCTGCAAGAAGGGATAGCGTTTTGTACGGTGTAATACATATCCCTGCCAATATTACAACCACATTGCAATTTGTTGTAATAAAGGATACTTACTTACATCACGATCCTTTTCCTGCAACTGAGTTTGTTGCGTTTTGCAATAACGCATAACAATTTATACTACAAATACTAAAGGAAAACATTATGACAACATTTAATAAAATCTTAAACCCAATGTACTCAACCATCGCCAGCTACTCAACGCAAGACGACGGCTCCCTTAGTGCCAAATATGTCGTCGGTACTGGTGATGATGCTGATGGTGCAGTTACAAACTTTGTGATTGTAACCAGCGAGTACAAATATATTGATGCGCAATCCGCTAAAGCAATTACAGATGCACCACTAACAAAAGATGATTTAGGCAAAACACCAACGCAGATTATGTTAGGTCGTATCTATACCCATCTCAAAGAGACAGGGCAGATTGTAGTTTAA